TGATAACCATAATGAGGTTAGCCATACCTCTATTATGAAGGCTATTAACAATTGTACTTCGGTTTATCTCGACAAAGTTCGAGAAGACGCGAAGGCGTTTATTAGCGAAAAACAATCAGGATTAGAATTTTCCAAGTGGCAGTCTACTATTTATGACCTGATGTCATACGCAGGAATAGACTGTAAGGAGGAATTGATGATCCATCTGGAAGGCGTTGTTGCACTGTTGTTTACAGTGCAGGGATGCCAAGATTACGTATCGATGTCGGCAGCAATCTTTTTGTATATTAGAAAGTTTTTCGACAAATCGGTAACTGGACATATTATGGAGTATATTTCGGAGTTATTCGAAGTTGAACCACAATCTGGGATTGATGGTGTGGACTTGACCACATCGCGTGATTGGATTGAGATTATGAAGAACATGAAAGACAATTGGGATTTAGTCAAAGACAATAAGTTATTTGCACATTTCTCAAAGTTGCTCGGTTTGATTGTCACACTCGAATTATGCAAGGTTTCAGATGTAACATTTACTATTAAGGATTTTAAGGTATGGGAACCTGATATGAAGATTGTGCATGGAAATGCACTTGATATCTTTGATGCAGGTTTGTCTACTGTTGTTTTCTTTGTCGAGAACATTTCATTGTGTTGGCAACAAAAGTCTTTGAAACCATTGTTGGTTAATGATAAGGCAGCAGCTGAACTCGATGAAGAATATGCCAATGTTGTATTGTGGTGGGATTTAGTTAAGAATGGCAATTTGAAGAAAGTTGCAAATCTTTCAGAAGCTGAATTCGACCGACGATTGGAAACATTGTGCACTAAAATTCGTAATATGATGGGTGGTTTGAAATCATTTGATAAGAAACTTATGCATGACAAGTTTATGCGTTTGTTGAAGATCAAGAACGATTACATTACCATGAAAATTAGCAGTGGAGTGCGCAAAGCACCTTACTGCGTTGAATATTTTGGAGCTAGCAGTCAAGGAAAGTCTACATTGAATGAGCAAATTGTTCATGCTTTGTTGACATCGGCATCTTTACCAACTGGAAAGGAATACCAATCAACTTACAATGCATCCGACAAATTTATGTCGTCTTGGACGACTGATAAGTTGGTTTTATTGATTGATGATATGGCAAATGATAAGTCCAGCTACGTAGAGAGACCTCCTACTCGTGTTATTATTGATGTGTGTAACAACACACCATTTTATGCGAATATGGCTGATCTTGATAGTAAAGGCAAAGTCTTTGTTGAGCCTGAATTGTGTATGGTTACGACCAACAAGAAGGATTTGGATGCGTACACGTATTCCAATTGTCCGTATTCAGTGCAAAGACGTATGCACGTTGTCATTACTGTTAATGCGAAGAAGGAATTTCAGTATGTCGATTCCAATGGAAGACCACAAGGTATTGATTCTCACAAAGTCGCAGAATTCAACAGGTTGAAACCTGATATGGAATTTGACGACATTTGGGAATTAACGTTGGAAAAAGCTGTTTGTCCTGAAAATTTGGATGAAGTGGCATCATACGCGCCAATTTTTCATGGAGGAAAATATTTGAAGAATATTTCTTTCCGTGAAGCATTGAATTACATTATTGAAGATTACCATAGACATGTTGCTGCACAACAGAATATTCTGGAGAGGATGAAAACTCGAAGGAAGATTGTGAAATGCGGTGTTGATGGATGTGTTCAAATCAAAGGATGGTGTGACAAGCACGTATGTGTCGAATGTACTGACAATGAACAACAATTTGGTGATGAAATCGTAGATGCCTTTCAAACAGCAGGTAGTATAGTTAAGAAGAGATTGTCAAAAGATTTCTTCGGACTTGATACGGCTATTGAAGGAGCATGTACAATGGCAATTATTG